CAGATGCAAACGTTTCGTTAGTAGTTGCTGCCAATCTAGCATATGCTATCAACGCTACTGGTGTTGTTAGCACATCAAACCCAAAGCGTCTCAATAGAGTTGCTATTAAACGTGTTTGGGGTCAGGGACAACTATCAACTGGTTCTGTTACATTGAAGTGGGGTGGCAATTCTAATAATGCCATCGTTACATTTGGTAACGGTCCATTCGATTATAACTTTGATGCTGGTAGTACCGCTGGTACAATCGAGATCCCAGACACAGCAAACTGCACTGGTGATATTCTATTCTCTAGCACAGCAGGTGCAACTGATACTTGGACACTATTCATTGATCTCAAGAAAGACGGTCGTGATTATGATCAGGGTCAAGCAAGAGATCCAGCAGCCTTCAACTCAGGGAGATTTGGCGGATGAGAGACTTAGTTGAATCCATTCTAACTGGTGATAATGTTGAGGCTTCTAAGTTATTTGAATCTCATATGGATACTATCCTTGAGAAGAAACTGTATGAGATAAAGCGTTCTATTGAGATTTCTGAGGTCGTTACTCCTGTTAAGGGTAAGCCCGGACAGTTCAAAGGTCAGAATACTAAAGCCGATTGGGCAAAGTATAGAAAAGAACATCCAGCATTTGGTATGCATGATGTACCAACTAAGACTGGTAAGCCTAAGAAGCAAAAGGCACCAGAGCATGAGAAAACATCATCAGGTGGGTTGACTAAGGCTGGTATTGAGGCTCGTAGAAAAAAAGGATATCTTCAAGCACATCCAGCATTAAAGTCATTAGAGTTTATTAAAAAGGTAACACACTATCATAAAACAGGTGAAGTTACTGAAAGTAAAAATAATGATTTAAGTGCTTTAAGTGGAACACCTATTGGTCGTGCTACACAAGCAGCGGCCGGTGCTGAACGACAGGCAGCCGACGGTGGAGAGCCACCAAGAAAACCAGAGTCCATGAGAGTTTCTGCAAAGAAACCTGAAAAGGGTGGAGAAACAACATCTGGTATGAAACAAGTTGTCAGACAGATGTATAGAAAGAAAAAAGATACTACAAAAGGACTTATTGGTCAAGGACTAAAAACTGTTTTGACAGGAAGAACAAGTTCTGGTCGTAAATCTAGCCGTGTTACTGCGGCACAAAGAGTTGGTGCTCTTGTTGGACATAAATTAAAACAAGCAGCAAAGACTGATACAGGCAGAGTTGCAACTGGTGTTGGCAAGGCCGCTGCTCACGCATGGAGTCAGTCATTGTCAAAAGGCATGACTGGACCACTAGAGGAATAAAAAGGGATAAATAGTAATATGAAACTTATTACAGAAGAAATTACAGACATTCAGTATCTTGTTGAAGAAGATGGTAAAGGGGGCAAGAACCACTTTATCACCGGTATCTTCATGCAGGCTGAAAAGCGGAACCGTAATGATCGTGTATATCCAATGAATGTCCTCGCTAAAGAGGCAGACAGATATAACCGTGAATACGTTTCTAAGAACAGAGCATTTGGTGAACTAGGTCACCCAGAGAACCCACAGATCAACCTAGATCGTGTATCCCATCTTATTACTTCACTACATCCAGATGGGACAAATTTTATTGGTAAAGCAAAAATTTTGGATACTCCTAGCGGTAAAATTGTTAAGAGTTTATTAGATGGTGGTGGAAATCTTGCTGTGTCAACAAGAGGCGTAGGGTCTCTAAGGGCACACAATGGTTATCAACAAGTTCAAGACGACTATAAGTTGGCTACAGCGGCAGACATTGTAGCAGATCCATCATGCGAAGCAGCATTTGTTCAAGGTATTATGGAAGGTAAAGAATGGGTTTTTGAAAATGGTCGTTGGAAAGAACAAGAGTATTATGCTGCTAAGAAACTTATTAAAGAAGCGTCTAAAAACGAAATTGAGAATGTAGCCTTGGAAATTTTCAAGAATTACATGTCAAAACTTTGAAAATACTAAATAAGAGGAAAAGGAGTATCTTACTTATGTCTAACAAGTCACTTACAGAAGCAGCCAAGGCTGTTCTAGAAGGAAAGACTTTGGAAGAAGGTTATGGTATCAATTATCCATCCGTGGGTAATGGTTCTGTTTCAAACCCAAATCCAGTCGACCCTTCTACTGCATCAACAGGTAATGCAAAGACTTTGCATCCTGGCACAAAGTATAAAGAAGATAAGAAGCGTTCACAGAACGGTGCTGGTTCAACTGATAATTCTGATGTTGAAGGCAAGGAGCACGATCTTGGTGGTCAGACACCTACATCACTACCATCTGGCAACCTTGGTGCTGCCGCTGCTGCTGATGTTGGTAAAGACGCATCACGTGCCGGCAAGCCATCTGTAGCCGCAGAAAAGATTAAGAAACTAAAGTCACAGCCTCAGTCAGTTCAGGAAGACGAAGAAGTTGATGGTGAAGTCATGGAAGAAGAAATCGAACTTTCAGACGAACTAGAAGATTTCATTGCCGAAGCCATTGAAGCCGGTCTTGACGAAGAAGAAATTCTTGCTGCAATCGAAGAAAACTTTGAATTTGTTTCAGAAGAGGGCGAAGTTCTTGACGAAGAAACAACCGAAGAATCAGCAGTTGCAGACTACCAGATAGATATGTCAGAGCATGTGGATGCCCTTCTTGCAGGTGAAAACCTATCAGAAGAATTTCATGCTAAGGCAACCACAATCTTCGAAGCAGCCGTTAAGGCAAAGTTAGAAGAAGAAGTTGCTCTACTTGAACAGGCTTATGCAGAAACTCTAGAGGAACGTGTTGCAGAAATTGCAGAACAACTTTCCTCAGACGTTGATAATTATCTAAACTATGTTGTCGAACAGTGGATCGAGGAAAATGAAGTCGCTGTTGAGTCCGCTCTACGTAGCGAACTAACAGAAGAATTTATTTCTGGCCTCAAGTCACTATTCGCTGAACACTACATCGACATTCCAGAGGAATCAGTTAATGTGGTTGAAGAACTATCCTCAACTGTAGAGGAACTAGAATCAAAACTTAATGAAGAAATTGAGCGCAATGTTCAACTAACATCTGCTCTTAACGAATCAGTTAAGAATGAAATAGTATCTCTTGTAAGTGAAGGCCTAACAACAACTCAGGCAGAGAAACTAAAAAGTCTCGCTGAGAACATTGCTTATACTTCAGACGAGGAGTTCGCAGAAAAGATTTCAACACTAAGGGAGAATTACTTCCCAACAACCGTTAAGACTGATGAAGTTCTTGATCGTGTTGAGTCCCAGGATCCAAAGATGATTGCTGAGTCAACTCTTGAAGGTCCAATGGCAAACTATGTCAAGGCTCTTGGCAGAAGTCTTCCAAACTAATTTAGTTAAACAGAAAGAAGGAAACTAAAATGTATCTTACAGAAAATCTAGAGTCAAAGTGGTCCCCAGTTCTGGACCATTCTGGTCTCAATCCTATTAAGGACACTTATCGTCGTGCTGTTACTGCCGTTATTCTTGAGAATCAGGAAAAGGCAATGGCCGAGGAAAGCCGCACACTAAACGAAGCAGCACCAACTAACTCTGGTGGTGGTCTCGGTGCAGGTACTAACATTGGTTCATACGACCCAATTCTTATCTCACTAGTTCGTCGTGCCCTTCCAAATCTAATCGCTTATGACGTTTGCGGCGTTCAGCCAATGACCGGTCCAACCGGCCTAATCTTCGCTATGCGTTCTAAGTATAAGACAATGGGTGGTACAGAAGCCCTATTCAACGAAGCAAATACAGCCTTCTCAGCAGAGAACAATGCATTTGGTCTTGGAAATGGTATTCATCCATCAGGAAACAACAACCCATTTGCTGACACCACACTTGCTGGTAACTCATTCCCAACTGGTACCGGCATGACTACAGCACAGGCAGAAGCACTTGGTGACGCTGCCAGCAACATGTTCAATGAAATGGCATTCAGCATTGACAAGGTTACCGTTACTGCAAAGTCACGTGCCCTCAAGGCAGAATACACCACTGAACTTGCTCAGGATCTTAAAGCCATTCACGGCCTAGATGCTGAAACAGAACTA